AGAAAAACTTATTAAGATGGTATATGGATATAATATATTCTCAGCATATGCAACCTATGCTAATCATTTTGCATTAGACCCTGGTATATGTATTTTACCTAAGCTACCTCAAAATGAAAATTTATATACAGCATGGAGAAAAAAAGATGTATTTGCCACAGGTACTGGTAATAATATATATGATCTTTGGCTTAACGTAAATATGTTAAAAGACACATTACAAGAGATGTATGCATCAGCAGCAGAATATACAGTAGATTTAGCTGACTACATAGATACAGTATTAGGTAAAATAAATCAAAATTTAGGAGGATTTAATGATATAAAAATATCTTACTTAGAAAAAAATAGTTCATTTGTATTTATAGACGATAAACTACATACTGCTAGAAATATAAATCGATCTGAAATACAAGTACAGGGGTTAGAATCTAATGTTGAAGAAATTAAACTAGAAACTAAAGTTACTGGTAAATTAGCTTCACAAAATGCAATTTTATCTCGTGATACTTCCGGTAAAACATCAGCAGATGGATCTATTTTAAGTTCTTTAGGTTCAGTTGTAGATAGGTTTAAAGTAAAAGTACAGGATACTACTGGTGATGCGATAGGTGAAGATGTAGAACAAGATTCTCCACCACCTGCACCCCCCGAAGAAGTAACAGAATTTGAAGAATTAATAAATAGTTTTGTAGGAGATCTTCAAAGAGATCCAAAAGATTTTGAAACCGGAACTACTAATTTTGGTAATTATGTAAGAAAAGAATTTGTTAGATTATTTGGTAAATATCCTTTTGGTAAATTACCTTTTGAGTTATCTTTAACTATGGACGGAATTGCAGGATTTAAAATGAATGAAAAGTTTAAAATATCTCCTGGATTGTTACCTTCATATTTAACAGAAAGAAGTACTTATACTATTATAGGTATATCTCATGATATAAAAGATAATAGATGGACAACATCAATTACTAGTATGCCTGGTATTTCCCAAGGCCCCTCAGGTGAAAGATTTGCAGAAATAAAAGACGAAACTCTGAATAAATCTCTTAACCCAGTTGTAGCAGAAAAAATTAACCCAGATACGAAAAACGCTTCGCAAAACGATATTTAATTATGGCATTCTATCCTAAATCAATGATTAAAAAACTTCAACCAGGTATTGACTTACTTTCTGGTAACTTTGCTGGTTTCGAAGGTTTATTTAGGAATGCTATGGAAAAACTTTTCAGAAAAGGACTAAAGTTAGACGATACTAAAGAATCACCCCCTGAAGATGGAAAAGTTCGAAATAATAGACCTACACCAGCTGATATAGTTTTACTACAAACAAGAAATAATCAAGTTATAGCATTAACTAAGGCTGATTTTGATTTAGGTAATTATTCTAATATAGTTACTGTTAGTAATTCAGTAACTGCAGATCCTGAAAAAGAACCTATTATTAAAAGACACTATTCTAGACCTTATTTAGATGATTATCAAAGAGGATTTTATGATAGATATATGTTTTTTGATATTAGAACTAAAGAAGTAATAGAAGTTAGTGAAAGAGATTATATAAAATATAGAGATTTAAGATATAAAAGAACTACTGTAATATCTTGGTATATATTAGGAGAAGCAGATGATTATCAATTGGAAGGTTATATATACCCCGGAGTAGAGAATAATAATAAAGACGTACTTTTACAAGCCGAAACTATAATACCTGGAATAACTGAATTCTTTAAAAATTATAAAGGATTTACCGAACATATACTATCTGATATATCAGAGTATGATGGAGCAGTAGAAGTAATTGAACCTTTAGAGGATCCACCACCTCCTCCTACTGAAGAAGAGATTGAGGAAGAAGAAGATTTAACTCCAACTGATTTAAAAGCAGAATTACCTGATCCTCCTAATATGGACTTATTAGACGATCTAGAATCAGGATTAATATCAGCTTCGGCAGGGTTAGATGATATAGATGAGTTAGTTGAATCAGTAGAAGCTCAACAAGATAATATTACTTCTGAATTAGAAGCTGAAATTGCAGATACTGAAGCTAGAATACAAGCTTTAGAAGATGACCAAGAAAAACAAGAAAGATTAAATGCAATTAAACTTATAATAGATGTTGAAGAAATGAATATGAGTCAGAGTATTATAAACTGGAGTTCGAAAGCTAGAAGAAAGAAAAAAAGAAGACGTTTAGATCAGGAAAGAGACGAAAAGAAAATAAAAACTCTAGTAGGAATAATATTAAACGGTACAAAACACCCAGAAATTTATACTGGTGAAGAAACTGTTATAGCAGCTAATGAAAGTTCGTTAAGATCTAGAGTTAAACTTAATTTAGTAAAATTAGGAACAGGTAAACAAAGAATAGACGCTAGATGGAGTAGAAATAACTTTGACTCTCCTGCTAATGGTTATGCTAGTTCTGAATCTGCAAAAAATGGAGTATATACAGTTACTGGAGAGCATGCCAGATTATACGATGACCCAGCACCACCAGCAACTAACCCTAATTCTGATAGTAATACTAATTATGACTCAGTAACTTTAACTTCTGAACAAAGAGATGCTGCATTAAGTGCATTAACTCCTAGGGAAAGAAACCAAATACCTAATTTAAGAACGGTAGTGGTAAATATGATGAAAGATGAAGTAATAGCAAAACAGCAGCAAGAAAAACCATTTAAAATACGTCAAGCTAGAATTAGTGTGAGAAGAAGATATGCTGCATATAAAGAAAGTAATGCTGGAAATACTGAATGGAGTAAAAGAGGAGGAGAAGAAGGAGGAGATTTTACTGAAGGAGCTACATCTGAATCATTTAGTACAAATACAGGGTCTGGTGAAGAAATGATGGCGGAAGGCACCAGTTCAACTACATCTGTAGGAAGACCAGGAAAAGAAAAAAGAAGAAGAGGTACAAGAGAAGGTGGTGGACAACCAGGAGGAGCAGCAGTACTTTCAGGTAAAGCACGAAGAGGTAGTGGTTATTAGTAATTATATTGACGGATAGTTGTTTCGTTAACTTTTTTTTACTATATTAGATTAAAATAGGTTTTAGAAATGTTTTATATAGTCGAAAGCGACCTACAGTTACAGAGATTAAGAAGTTATAAAGATAAGCCATGTTTAGTAGAGGCTATTCCTTCTAATTTTTATTTTCATCCTAAACTTACTTCAACTACAGCTTTATATATTAGACCTTTAGATTTTAGTAAAGGTTTTATAATTCCTATAGATCATGAAGAAGGTTTAAATGTAGATAAAACTCGTGTCTACGATATTTTAAAAGAATACGATAATCTATATACATCGAATAGGAAAAACTTGCTATATCACTTTAATTTACTTAATAGCAAAGATATTTCGTTAATATATTCGATGACTAAATATGATAGATTAGAATTACCTGATTATAATAGAACAATTCATTATTTTTATAATAAAAACGAAAATAATGTAAATATTAATAAAATAATTCCTATTAGTAAAATATATGAATATTATGAAAATTTATTCGAAAAAATAATAGATGTTACTAAATATGAAAAACCTTCAGGGTTTGATTTTTATAACTTTATTGCTACTAACGTATTTTACTTAATAGAACAACAAGGTTTAGGAATAATTCATAATGCTTTTGTAGATTTATTTAATCCTAGAAATCCTATTTTTAATATTAAAGATAATAAAGTACTAACATCATATAATTTATACAATGCTACATCTAGACCCACTAATTCTTATAATAGTGTTAATTTCGCTGCTATTCCTCACACTCCGAGCCATAGAAAAACCTTCACACCGCAAAACGATTACTTTGTGGAGTTTGACTTTGACGGTTATCACTTGCGGTTACTTTGCGACCAGATTAATTATCCACTTACTATAGAATCTGCTCATAAACAACTTGCTAAACACTATTTTGGTACTGAAGATATTACCGAAGAACAGTATAAAGAAGCAAAACAAATTAATTTTCATGCAATTTATGGGAAAATACCTAAAAAGCATAAAAATTTAGAAGTTTTTAAACTTATTAAAGAATTTATTGATAATTTATGGAAAATGTATGAAGAAGTAGGGGTAGTATGTGATCCTATATCGGGTAAACCCTTTACCGAAGAGTTAAAAAGAATGAATCCTGCTAAATTAATGAATTATTTAATGCAAAGTTTGGAAACCTCAAGAAATATACTTATATTAAAAGAAGTATTAAGGTTTCTTAAGGATAAAAAGACAAAAGTCGTATTATACACGTATGATTCAGTATTATTCGATTTTAGTAAAGAAGAAAAAAATATATTAGACGACCTAGAGAACGTTCTGAGCGAGGATGGTAAGTATCCAGTTAAGTTCAAGTTTTCAGAGAACCTAGTTTTATAAAAAAATATAATATTTATAACAAATGGAAAATGTTTTGGTGAAGCCGGTATTTGATTATGATATCGACATAACAAACCTAACTGGAGATATGAACAACAAGCTTTTCTGTACTTTCTCAACAGAAGCAGATTTGGAACAAAATTTAAGCCAGATCAAAGATAAGTACAAAATAATATATAACAAAATCTTTGTACTTTATTCAAAGAGCCAAGATGAATACATTTGTACCTATAATGTAGACTTTGGAAATGTCTCAGCATTCCTCGAAAATACTATTCTAGTTCATAGAAAAAAAGAAACAAACACACTTTATACTATTAATGCTCTAAATACATTAATTAAACAACTTAATGGTGGAGTATTAGATACAAACTATAAAGTAGATTGGGCTGATTATAGAAATTGTGTTTTGTTAACTAAAGGCCCGGAATTAAAAAGGATTAATACTAAACTTTTTCGTATAATAGAGTTGGATAATTAATCTTTTTTTCTTATATTAATTAAATAAGTTATAAAATAATAAAGTTATGGATTTAAAAGCTATAAAAGCTAAGCTCGGTGAGCTAAATAACTCCTCTGGAGACCGAGAAAAAAAGGACTACTCAAAGATTTTTTGGAAACCTGAAATAGGTAAACAAGTAGTTAGAATTTTACCATCGCATTTTGATCCTACATTTCCATTTAAGGAATTAAAATTCCATTATGGTGTAGGTAAATATCCTATGGTAGCATTATCGAATTTTGGTAAACAAGATCCGGTAGAAGAATTTGTTAATGAGTTAAAAAAGACGTCTGATAAAGATAACTGGTCATTAGCAGGTAAATTAACCCCTAAAACTAGAGTATTTGCTCCTGTTATAGTAAGAGGTCAAGAAGACCAAGGAGTAAGATTATGGGGATTCGGTGTAACTATCTATAAAGCGCTTCTTGCATTAGCTGAAGATGAAGATGTAGGTGATTATACAGATGTAATTAACGGTTGGGATTTAGTAGTTGAACAACAACAAGGTAATCCTTACCCTACTACTACCGTAAGAATCAAACCTAAACAAACTCCTCTATCAGATAATAATGATTTAGTGGAAACTTGGTTAAAAGAACAACCAGATCCTAATGAGGCGTTTACACAGTATGATTACGAGTTTATTAAAAAACAACTACAGAATTATCTTAACCCTAATGCTGAAGAAGTTAATACTCCTCCGGCACAACCAACTGAAACTACTAAGTCTGACTTTACATTAAGTACAGCAGGTGGTGGAAATGATAAGGTTAGCAAATTCGACGATTTATTTAACGAATAATAAGTATGGCGAAAACTAAAAAAGAAGTTATGGAAGCCGCATCTGCGGTAGTCAAGAAAAATTTTGACTTAGGTAAGTTCAAAAAGAAGAAAGGATTTTCTAATGCATCCGTAAAATTTAAAGAGCAAGGATGGATACCTTTATCTAAAGCATTCCAAGATATCACATCATTACCTGGTATACCTACTGGGCATATCACGTTATTACGTGGTCATAGTGATACTGGTAAAACTACAGCTTTAATAGAAGCTGCTGTTAGTGCTCAAAAAAGAGGAATCCTTCCTGTTTTTATTATTACTGAGATGAAGTGGTCGTGGGATCATGCAAAAGAAATGGGATTAGAATTAGAAGAAGTTACAGATAACGACGGAGATATAAAAGATTATGAAGGTTTCTTTTTATATGCTGATAGAGGTACTTTAAATACTATTGAAGACGTTGCAGCTTATATGGCTGATCTTATGGATGAGCAATCGAAAGGAAACTTACCTTATGATATTTGCTTCTTATGGGATTCGGTTGGTTCTGTACCTTGTGATCTTTCAGTTCGTTCTAATAAGAATAATAATGAATGGAACGCAGGTGCTATGTCTACTCAATTTGGTAATAATTTAAACCAAAAGATTTTACTTTCTAGAAAATTAGGTAATCCTTATACTAATACATTAGTTGCTATTAATAAAGTATGGACTCAGAAACCTGAATCACCTATGGGAATGCCGAAGTTACAAAATAAAGGTGGTATGTCTATGTGGTATGATGCTACTTTAGTAGTTACTTTTGGTAATATTACTAATCCTGGTACGTCTAAAATTAAAGCTATTAAAGACGGGCTTCAGGTAGAGTTTGCTAAAAGAACAAATGTACAAGTAGAAAAGAATCATATAGGTGGAGTACAGTCTAGAGGAAGAGTAGTAATGACTCAACATGGATTTATTCCTGACGATAAAAGAGCAATTGATAAGTATAAAAATCAATATAAAGACCATTGGTTAAAGTTAGTTGGTAGTGTAGATTTTGATCTTGTAGAAGAAGGAGATTTAGAAGAAGAAAAAATTACTACTAATTTACTAGACTAATGAGCTCTAAATATAATAATATTCTTAATAATCTTAAAGAAAAACCACCTCAAGAATTAAATGATAATATCATGGTTATTGATGCCATGAATACTTTAATCCGTAGTTTTTCATTACTAAAAGCGATGAACCCTGATGGCTATCATATTGGTGGGCTAGTGGGGTTCTTACGCTCTCTTGGATTTTTAGTAAGAACATTTGAACCTAGTAGAGTATTAATTATATGGGATGGAAAAGGAGGTTCTGCTAATCGGCAGAATATTAATCCTGATTATAAAGCTCAAAGAGCTAATACAAAAATAACACATTGGGGTCTATACGATACCAAAGCAGAAGAAACAGAAGCATTAATAGGTCAGTTAAATAGATTAAGAGACTACCTTGATTGCTTACCAGTTCAACAAATTATGATGGAGAAACTGGAAGCGGATGATATTATGGCTTATATAGGTAAGCAAGCTTCTATTTCTAATGTAAAAAAATTAACTATTGTTTCTTCAGATAAGGATTTTATGCAGTTAGTAGACGATACTGTAGAAGTATATGCACCTATAAAAAAGACTCTTTATACAAAAGAAAATATTAAAGATGCTTTACAAGTTGTACCTGAAAATTATAATTTAGTTAAAGCATTATTAGGTGATAATTCAGATAATTTAAAAGGAGTAAAAGGGTTAGGTATAAAAACTATAATATCGGAATTTCCTAAGGTAGTTAGTGATCCTAATACTGATTTAAATTATGTATTTGAAGTATGTGAAAAAAATATAGAAGGTAAAAAAATATTTTCAAAAATTATTAATGAATGGACTAAAGTTGAAAATAATTTTGAAATTATGAATTTACACGAAACAGTGTTGGATGATAAAGAAAAAAATCATATATTAGAAGTAATGAAAGGTCCAATACCTGATCTTCAAGCAGGAGCATTTCTTCATTTATTAGATAATGATAAAATAGAAGGAATTACTAAGAATACAGAAGGTTGGTTAGAAACCTTTAGAAAATTAACAGTTTATAAAAGATAGGTTATATGACATTACAGAAATTATCAGCATACGGTAAAGGATTTCAAATAAAAGTACTAGGAGCGTTACTTACCCAGAAAGATTTCTTAATAAATGTTAGAGATACCTTAAAATCTGAATATTTTGATACTGATACTCATAAATGGGTAGTTGATAAAGTATTAAAGTATTTTGATAAATATAATACTACCATTACTATGGATGTTCTTAAAGCAGAACTTCAAAAAGTAGATAATGACGTATTAATGACAGCTTTAAAAGAAGAGTTAAGAAACTCATATGCTGCATCACAAGAAGATTTAGACTACGTTGAAGAAGAATTTACTTCTTTCTGTAGAAATCAGGAAATGAAATCTGCTATTTTAGATTCTGCCGACTTACTTAAAAGTGGCGACTTT